TCATATTTCTTGTTATTTCCTAGTATCACTGTTCTAGCATTTTTGTCTTGTGGATCATTTAAATAAATTAAAAGTTGTTTATGAGGAAACGAATGGTCTTGATGAACAGGACATTTTTCAAATCCATTTGGATAAGTAAAATTAACAGCCATTCTTAATATCTCTTTATATTTTATTTTGTGTTTCTCTGTAAATTCTACAATCATGTTAACACAATCTTGATAACAATCAGAGTTTATTAAATCATCATCTCTTTTTTTTATAACATGAGCTAAAAAAGGTATATGTTCTTCAGAGTCAATAATTAATTCACCACCATAATAATAAGGAAATCCTACATTTAGAAAAGATTGGTGTATGTATCTTTTACTAAGGTCACTTAAAAAATTATCATCTTTTATAAAAAACATATTATCTAAAATTAAAGGCTAAAGATATCCTTTCTTCGTTTGTAAAATTAGAAGATACCATGTGTTTTATCCATGATGGAAACAAATATAAAGTATTTTCTTTTGGTTTAAATTTCCATATTTGAGAATTGTATTTATTATATTCTTTAATTCTTAAAGGATAAAATCTTATTAAATTTTCATTACTAAAAATTAACTCCCCTGAGTTTTCAGGGACCTTTATATAAAATATACCAGATACAACTGAGTTTGGATGATCATGAAGCATGTTGTAGTCTTTATTTCTATTAACATTTAACCAAATGTTATCTAAAAAAACTTTTTCACAACCTATAATTTTAGCTAATTTATTTGCTTCTTCTTCTAATACATTTAGAAAATTTTTATCATTTACAAAAACATTAAACTGATCACCACCTATGTTGCTAACGTGTTTTTTTTCTTTTTTAATGATATTTATAATAAGTTTTGAAAGATCAAAACTATATTCTTTATACAATATCTTTTGACAAAAAATATCTATCTCGTTCATTTTCTTTTAAAATAAGATGGTAAGCCTAAATATTCTCTAGAATCATAAATATTATCTTTGGCTCCTGGTTTTTTAGAATCATTATAATGTAAAAACACTTGAGCACATATCTCTCCTTCAAAATATTCTCTCCAATGATCCTGTTTATCTCCTTTATAAATTAACATGTCACCAGGTCCTAAAGTAATTTTAATACTTTTTTTGCCTGTAGGTTGAAGATATATAGGCCAAGGGTCTCCACCTAAATTCATAGTTGTAGATATTTCACAAGAGTATCTATCTCTATGTCTTTCAAGCACATCTCCATGTTTATAAGTCCTCATGTATGCATAATTAGGAAAAAGATTTAAACCAGTATTTTTTTCCATAACATCGTGACATCTTAAAAGTAAAGTTTCCATTGCAATGTCTCCATATATTGAAAAAGTATTAGGAGCTTGCTTATCATTTAAGACTCCATGCATATCTTCGAAAGGAGAAATGTATTTTGTTTTGGTTAGTATTTTATGTACGTCTCTTTTTAATAAAGAGTAGTTATATAGAAAAGAAGATAATTCTTTATCAATTACCTTTCTTAAAACTGTATAATGTTTCTTTTTAAAATCAATCATAATAATTTATATTTATATTTATTCTAGACTTTGCATCTGTTTGAGTAACACTTCTATGTCTTATATTTCCATTAAAAATAACTGCACTATTTTCTTTAGAAAAAACTTTATGTTCTTTAGTAAATTCTGTGTAACCATTATTTGTATTCATATTTAAAAGACACACTTTATGTTTATCATCTCTATCAGTATGAAAACAATGTTTGATAGATTTTTGAGATCTAGGATATAGATTTGCTTTTGCTCTTATCAGTTGTTTTTCACTAACATTTATTTTATTTAAAATAGGAATTATATGTGTTTTATAAAAATCACTGTTAACTACATCAGTATAATAAAGATGACAAAAAAAGTAATCATCATCTCCTTCAAGAATTACTGTGTTTTGAAAATACCAAGGAAACGAGTTAGATAATAAATCTTTTTGAATTATACTAAAATCTTTTTTATTTAAAAAATTATCTATGACTTTCATATAATCTCTATAATTGCTTGCCTATCTCCAAAAGCTACATATTTATATTTTATTCTATTCTTTTTTACGTATTCTTGCCAAGCCTTATATTCATTTTCTTGCCAGTTTATATATCCAATATATTCATCAAATAATATTATACATCCTTTTTGTAATCTTTTTTTATCAATACAATTAAATATATCTTTTGTGGATTCATAGGTATCACAATCTACATGTATAAATGAAATTTTATCTTTTTTGTTTTTAAAAAATTTAGGTAATGTATCTTTAAACCAACCTTTAATCGCTTTAACGTTTTTATTTAAATCAGGAATCTTGTTGTTTAAACTTAGGTAACCTTTTCCAAAGTAACCACCTCTCCAGTCTTCTTGCATTCCCAAAAAACTATCAAATCCATACCACGTTACATTAGATATAATATTAGAAAAATAATTTAAGGAAGTTCCTTTGTAAACTCCAAACTCTAGATGAAGTCCTTTTGTATTTATTTTTGATAACGCAATGTCCCACCAACCATGATCTGCAAACATAACACTATTTTTATACTTTCTAATATAGTCAACAGATTCTTTAACAGCTTCTTCAGTTAAAACATCGTAAGGTCTTTTATATAAATAAAATAAATTATCTGCGTCTATCTCTTTAGTAATTTTCATTTAGCCTCTGTTAGAAAAACAAACATTACCACTTACAATTAATCTTTTTTTATCTTTGTTGTTTCTTACCTCATGAGGAATACATCCTAAAAATATAATTAACTTTCCTTTCTTAGGAAAAATTTTGTGATGAGATAATTCAACATAGGGATAACCTAAATTATAAAAATAAGTTGGTGACGAATTTTTTGTGCTGTCTATGTAATATATAAAAGAATATTCTTGTAATCCTTTTGAGTGTATGTGTATACTGTGTAAATCATTTTCATTATATTTTTGAATCCAACAATTTCTCATATGATAATTATCGAAACCTAAAAAATTAGATACCTTTAAAATGTAAGGTGATAAAACCTCACTTGTTTTTTCAGTAAAATTTTCATCTTGATCATAAAAATTATTATCGTTATCTTTATCTTTATGTAACTTAATACCTTTTACAAATTTATTGTAGTTTGGCTTTACGTCAATATCAAATTCAAATATGTTTTGAATAAATCCTATGTGGTTCATACAAAGGGTCTCCCTAAATTCCACATAACCAAACTATATCTTGTTCCTTTTGTAATTGGATTTACTCTGTGCCATACAAAAGATGGAAACACAACAATAGATCCTTTAGATAAAATCTCTGTACATTTTCTAAAAAATTTTTTTCCACATTTATCTTGATTTCTAAAATCAAATTCTAACTCTCCACCTTTATACTCACTTGAATCTGTTAATGAACATGTAACAGATAGCTTTCTTATCTTACCAAATTGATCTGGTTTATTCTTATCGCTGTATGGACTCTCAAGTGTATCACAATGCCAGTCATAAAATTGATTTTTTTTGTACTTGGTAAATTGACAAACTTCAGGTTTATCAAGACTAAAGTTCCAGCCTGCATTTTTATTAGCCATATCTACATAAGGAATTATTTCTTTGTAAATCCAATTTTCATCTAACCAAGCAATATTAGAAACTCTTTTCTTTTTAAAAAACTTTTTTGTTTTACTGTCTATAGTTTTAATATTATCAGAATTTATCTTTCCAATATATCCAGTTTCTTCTCTCAAAGAGTTTCCATATTTAATTACTTCATCACAAAATTTGTGTGAAAGAGCATTTTTAAAATACCAATAATATTCTTTTAGTAGCATTAACTTGGAATCAATTCTACCCAACCTGTCAGAATATATTTATCTCCCTTTAATGGCGGATTGCCTCTATGAACATGCGTATAAGATGTAGGAAACACTACTAATCTTCCCTGTTGTGGTTTTATTCTTTTTGTTTGATATAAAAATTCTGTTTCTCCACCTTCTTTTACTGTGTTTAAATATAATATAAATGCCATGATTCTATTTCTATTTAGAGCATCACCACTTTCACAGTGCCAAATATGATACCCTGTTTGTGGAACTGTTTTTTGTAGTTTAACATCTTGAATACTATGTGTAGAAAATAAATCTAAAATACTATATTTTTTTAAATATATTGGGTAAACTTCTGTAAAAAATTTTTCAGTAAAATCTCTAGCTGTATAGTTAACATTAAATTCTTTTATGCCTTGTTTGTTAGCATATTTTATATTTGCTATAATATCATAATTATTATCGTCTTTTATATGAGATGGAGTTTCTCTTTCCATTACTAGTCTATTTTTTTCCATTTCTTTATAAAAAGAAATATAGTGTTCGCAAAAATCTTTGTCGAAATAATTATCAAAAACTCCAATATGATCTTGATCTATTTTATTTGATGCCATTTTATTATGTAGTGAGTTAAAATTTCTTTTTCTTTATTTTTACTAAAATAAAAATTAATACCGCTATTAAAAGTTATACATTTATTTTGTTCTACAGGAACTGTCCAATTTAAATTTTTATGTCTATGGTCATCATATTCTAATTCTAAAAAATTAGATGAGTTATCCATAAAATAAACTGTAATAAAATCAGGAGTGTTAGTTGAAGAGTAAAAATCTAAATGATTTCTTTTTAGAGTAGATTCATTGTGATCTTGTTTTAATAAATAATGACCCATAAAATCTACAGTAATTTTATGCTTTGCAGATAATTTATTTCTAATATACCAAGATATCCAATTTAAATTTTTATTGAAACCACAAGAATACTCTTGATAATTATTTAAGTTTTCTGCGTTAGATGCTATTTCTTTCATAGCAAATTTTTTTGCATCTTCTTTATTTACATTAGATATATCAGGAAGATAATCTCCATAAAGAGCTGTTTCAGACAGTAATATTTTTTTCATATATAATCTTTATAGATTATATGTACTACAATTTTTAATTATTTTCAACTACCCAATTAGTATTTTCTTCGTCCCAATATACTCTTTGAGTTTCAGGGTCAAATGTAGGTTCATCTACAGGAGCTTTCCAAAGTCCTGTTGAAGAGTCGTATACCCAGGAAGGGTATGGTTTTTCATCTTTAAAAACATCTAGTTCAGAATCATAACTACCACCTATAGCAGCAGGTAATTTTCTAGTGCCATCATTAAAGTATTCTTTCCAATTACTCCAACCATGGTCAGCTTGAAGTTTTGCTATGCCCTCTGCCTCAGTGGCTGCATCTTCATCTTTTACCACTATAACATCTAAGACTGTATTATCTGTATCTAATTTTGCAAAATATTTCATAATTACTATTGGAATTGATACCTTATCATTACAACACCGTTTCCTCCAGATGATGCTGATCTAGGACCGGATCCTCCCCCAGCTCCTCCGCCTAAACCATTTGTTCCAGCTTGAGAGTTAGAGTTATCTTGTGCGCCGTGTCCGCCCCCGCCTGAGCCTCCGGACCCAATTCCATATCCAGATCCTCCGCCTCCTCCGGCGAATGTAGTTCCTCCAGGATAATTAGGTGCAATTGTTACACTTCTTCCGTTACCACCAGGACCATGAAGAGCGTTACTTCCAGGGTTTGCTGCGCCTCCTCCACCTCGGCCTTGGTTTCCACCTCCGCCACCGCCTGGGTTTCCTTCTGATGGTGAGTGACCTCCAGAATTTCCAGAGCCCGCTGAACCTCCCGGTCCGCCTCCGCCTCCGGATCCTCCTGGTCTACCTGCATTTGAATCTCTACCACCTCCAGCGCCACCACCGCTGCCATTAAAAGATGAAAATTGACTCGATCCTCCGTTATTTCCTGCTGTGTTACTACCAGGAGCGTTTCCTCCAGATCCAACAGAAATAGGATATCCTTGTACAGATACAGGATGACCACCAGTTGATGGGTTAGGGAAACTATCTCTTACTCCACCGCCCCCGGCTCCTCCACCAAAATAACGGCCTGATCCCCCTCCACCTGCAACGACTAAATAATCTACGGTAGTTGAACCGTGTATATTACCTACTTCATTAACAGTAAAAGTTCCACCACTTGTAAAAACGTGAATTTTAAAATTTCCATCAGTAATTGTATTATCACCACCTGAAGCCGATATAAATTTTTTAACTACACCACCAGATCCAAATCCTAAAACTTGATATCCGAAACTTTTACCTTTTTTATTAGTAGTAGTTTTTGTGCTCTTACCGCCTGTAAGTATTTGGTCTATTTTTCTCATACTATACTCCTATTATGCGTCGTTAGCAGCGTCAGTAGTGAAGAATATTTTAATACCTAATAATTTAGCATCAGCATTTAAATCATCTTCTGATACATCTCTTTGTATTTGAAAGAACACCTCTTCATCTGTGCTAGGTGAACCCGCAATAGTTACCGCACCACTTTCTGCCGTGACATCTAAATCGTTTGCTGTTCCACTGTGAGCTTTTGCTGTTGGTGCAACTGCAGTTCCAAATGCAGTATTAACACTGTCATTATCTGCAATAGCAACACCATTCAATGCCCATGATGTAGTTCCTGTATCTGTAGAATCTGCTGTAAAATAAGCTTGAAAAGTTATTGTGCCTTCATTCCATGATTTAGGAAAAGCAACGGCAAACTGTGCAAACTCATCTGAGTCTTTATCAAAATCTAAAGTTTTAATTTCTGGTCCGTTAGATAATTCTACTTGCGCTAAGTCTGCACAACCATTTGTTGTGTTTGGATACATAGCTACTGCTGGAACCCAAATAGTTTCTTTACCTGCAACTTTTACTGCAGATCCACCAGCTTGAACAACACCGTTTCCGTTTGGAGCAATATTAATATTTCCATCTGCTCCATCAGTAATTGTAATTGTACCTGAGTTAGTTCCTGAATTTGTATCTAATACCAAATCATGAGCACCGCTTGTTGTAAGTGTAGCTGCAGCAGCTCCTGTTCCAATTCTAGTTTCTCCAGAACCTTTTGGTTTAATGTGAACATCAACGTTTGTTTCTCCACTTGCACCTATGATCGGTGGATTACCTGTTGCAGCGTTAGTTACTTCTAACTCATTTACTGCTGAAGATGTTGTTTGAAATATAATCTGCTCGTTTCCATTTGCATCTGCAATAAAACCTGCATCTGCAATTTTTGGAGCTGTTAAAGTT